TGGCCCAATGCGGCAAGTTCTTGCTCATCCATGTCGTTAAAAATTTCGTCATAGATTTGTTCAGTGCTTTTGCCGTAGTGTTTAGCATCGTGGAAAATTTTAATGCCTTTAGGACTGTCGCCAATTCGATCACGAACAAGAGTACCGTTAACGCTAAAGTCTGCCGCGGCATTCCAAATACGTGGATCGCGACCTTCAACCCTTAACATGTGTTCAAATACATTGTGTAAGATTTCGTGAGCTACAACAAACTCAACTTCTTTAACACTCATCTTTTCAAAAAACTCACGATTAAAATACAAGTGACGCCCGTCTGTGGCGGCAGTCATGCACCAATCGCTAGCTTCCTCAATCTTAAGACGAGTAGCCATGTTGCCAAAAAATGGATGACGAAGAAGTAGTCCAACACGGGCTACTACAATTTTGTCGATGACTGGATCTAGTTGAGTCATAATTTGCTCCTGTTTATATAGTATATATTATAACAGGGTCCGAAGACCCTGTCAAATGGTGCTACAACCAAATTAACGCTTCTCAGTAGCGGCAGCAATGAAGCGACCGTATTTGGCATGGAAGTCATCAAAGCATTTGATCTCGTCTGGATCCAGCGGCAATTGATATTGGGTAAGAGCAAGTTTAGTACCCATAACAACCAATTCAGTTTCAAAATTATTCATCATAAATTCGAAGAAGCAGTTAACCTGATCGTTCCAATCTTTGACATTCTTGTCAGCGGCATCTTTGAGCTCATAGCACAATGACACAGTCAAAGAGTACATGGCACTGATTTCTTTAGTGTCCATCTTCTTAACTTTGCCCTTAAGGATGTCTGTAGGATCAGGAAGTTTAGACGCAATCTTGCGATGAGCCATAAACTTAACAGCAAGACCTTCACCAACTGCACCTGCAACCAGATCAGTTAACGTGCCAACATCCTCATCATCGTCAAACAACAGCTCAGACACAAAAGTCCAAGAGCGGGGAGTAGCAAATGCACGACTAGCGGCCTTTGGATCAAAGTCGTACAAGTCTTTCTTGCTGAAGGTCAAAAAGCCTACAACGTCTTTATGGATACGGTTCTCAGTAGCCCAAGTAAAGTAGTCTTCCCAATCCACTTTCATTTCCAAGTGAACGAAACGGTTAGCCAACGGAGCAGGCATACGATAAGTAACGCCCTTGTCAGTTTCACGGTTACCGGCAGCAACAATGAGTACATTGTCTGGCAACTTGTAAGTACCAACACGACGATTCAAAACCAACTGATAAGCCGCTGCCTGTACAGCAGGAGCCGCAGAGTTCATTTCGTCCATGAACAAGATGATCTTGTTATGCTTTGCTGCCATTTCGGCATCAGGCAATTCAATAGGAGGAGCCCAAAGCATCTTGCTTTGATTGGCATCAAAATACGGAATACCTTTGATGTCAGTGGGTTCCCAAAGACTCAAACGGATATCAATAACATGAGCGTTGAGTTCCTCGCCCATTTGTTTGACAATATCTGACTTGCCAATACCCGGAGGCCCCCAAAGGAACAACGGACGATTGGCTTTAAAGGCACGGCGCAGACTCTTTTTAGCGGCCTTTGGGCCAACGGTACGTGAACTAATTTCGCTCATAAAAACTCCTAGTTAGGTTAAACACTTGATAGAACTAACTGTCTATGTATCTATTATAGTGTCATTGCTTCTAGTTGTCAACGCCTTTTTGGGGGATTTAGTCGTTTTGAGCAATATGTTTTTGATTATTTATGGCCTTGATAAGTCCATATTTTCGAATGTCGTCTGAAAACATGTAGAGTTCAAATGCTTTTTTCTCGTTAAAAACGGTAAGACTTTGGTTGGTTAAAAAATACGGACTATCCAAAAACTGATCAAAAAATATTATAGTTTGAGGACTCAGTTCAATTTTTTCGTTAAAAGGGATTTCGTATTCTTTGAGATTTAATTCACTTACTAAAAACTCGTAACCTTTAAGGCTCAATCTTAAGCCGCCGCCCTCTTTAGTGCGTTTACTTTGCCACCATTCGTTTAGATGCAATCTTACATTTGCCGCATCCGTACTACGGTTCATTTCTTTAAGAAAAATTTTAGTAAATGTCTCTCTAGATATCATTTAATTATTTCGCCAGCAGTAAGTTTAACTACTTGAAATTCGTCACTGCTAAACATTCTATTAAGCTTTTTAGCTAGATTAATAGCATGTCCGGGATTACTAAAACTGACTTTTTTGTATTTTGGTCCAGGATAGCTCGTAAGGCTGTTAAAGCTCTTAAGATTAAATGGCTGATTTTTGTAAAATACAGCCCAGATAGCGTCTGAATCTAATACTTGTTCTGTCTTATACGTTTTTTTGTTTGTGTACTCGAGCAAAACTTTTGGTTTTGGTCTACTCATGTTATATGCGTCCTTTTAACTACGCATATATTTATCCATAATTAGGTATTGCTAAAACCACCGCCATCTAGCTTAATGACAATTTCTTCGGATTGTGTAGACTGGACTTTGCTTAAAATTGCATCGTAGTCTTCTAAAAGCTTTGCACTTAATTCTGCAAGACATAATGCCAAAAGTTTAGCATTTTTAATGTCTATTTTTATTTCTCTTTGTTGAGCTAATTCAGCGGCCTTTACCTGTTGTATAAACTGCTGAATAGGAATAGTATTAATCGGATCTGGCATTTGATAGCACCTGCTTCATTTCTAATTCAGTTTTAAAAGGACCTTTGTTTTCGTAGCGTTCAATAGTAATTAGCTTGGGACAAAAGCTTTTGACCCATCCTTTGTCAAATCTAATAATATAGTATCCTGCACAGTACAGACTTTTGCTATCTGGACTTTTTGTAAACAATGGTAATTTCTTTTGAACATTAAACATTGGGTTATACGGATGACAGCTAGTCGGGTATCCGTAAACATCTCTTATGGACTCATTACTTACAGTAGTTTTAATTTTTGTTTGAAAAAAATCTTTACCAAATGCTTTGATAATTTCTTCTTTCTTTCCAAAAAAACTTGATCCGTCTTTGCTACTTAAGACAAATTTATTATTTTCTTTTTTAGATAGCGTACCAATTTTTTCTCCGTCTTTTTCAACGATCCAAAATTTTCCATCTACAATAGGTTTAGCTTGAAATTCTGTCATAAGGTTACTCCTTGTATTTTGCCTGTAACGGTTCTGCATATTGTTGAATACTGTCCATCATTCTTTTCATATCATATAGTTGACAAAACTTAAGAAGACGAATGCCTACTTGATCAATATTTTTAGGTTTGCTGTTTTCAGCAATAGTTTGTTTAATAATGGCTTTAATATCGTCAGGCTGATGTTTCAAATCAATCAGTTGACGATTACGTTCGTAGTCGTCTAATACTCGGTGTTCTTTGCCTTCATGGTCGACCCAGCGTTGCAACATCATGTTGTTCCACGCGAATCCCTTGCTAGTACGATCTTTAAAAGCTTCTTCAAGCTTGTTTTTACGTACCTTTGGATATGCTGAGAATACGTTATCACTGCTGTCGCCACGCATACATTTCTCAAACAAGATCCACTCTGGATTGGGAATGTCTTTAGGCTCGCCAGTTTTAGTATCCTTAACCATTTTGCCTTTTTTGTCAAAGATGCCTTCGTGTGTAGTCAATGTTTCTGCTACACCGTTATATTGTTTGACATTAGGCGCAATTAACTGATGAAAGTCGCTGTCTGTCGAAATGATCACATGGTCATCATCGGGATGATTAGCAATCCAACCTGCAATAAGATCATCTGCTTCTAGCACAGAGTTTTGAAGTACTGTGGAATTAGTTTTGTTAATAACAAAATCTTTAAACGAATCAAACGTTTCCCAGAATAGTTTGTCTTCTTCTTGTTCTTTTACAGTCATAGCCGCACGAGTTTCTGCACGGTTAGCTTTATAGGGCTTGTAATAGTCCTTGCGCCACGAGCGACCTTCGAGACAGAATACAACATGACTGCCATCAAAGTCTTGCCATGCCTTTTTGATACTGTTAAAAGTAATGTGTAGTGCCATGCCTAACTTAATGTCAGCATCGCCACGAATAACGTGCCTAGCACGAAAAAATGTGTTAGCAGTATCTACTAAAATATAAGTCATGAAACCTCTGATTTGCCTTTTGAAATTGGAACAACATTTATAAAACCGGCACCGCGAGTAGTGTCTTGACCTTCTTCACCTAAAATGTTTCTAGCCAAATCTCTAAACCAACGATCCACAATTTCTTCATCTGGATCACCGTCAAAGCCGTAGCCTGCACGTTTTAATTCTAACACAAAATGTTCATTCCAGTCAAGTTCAAAAAAGCCGTTACGAATATTGTCTTTGTTAACATGTGTGTCCAGTACAGCTACCCAAGGTTCACCTTTGGCTGTAGCACGTTCTTTGGGAGTAAGTTTAGCCAGTTCTTCTTCTTCCAGAGCTTTTTGAACAGACGCTTCTGCTTCTAATCTAGCCTTCTCTGCTTCTTCAAGCTTTTGACGAGCAATCTCAACTTCTTCCTCTATCTTATCAAGTCCAAATACTTTCTTTAAAAGTTTCTTCATTATTTCCCCCATCCGTTACCCCACAAGTCTACGTGTAATCGTGGACTATAGTAGTAACCTCTTTTTAATGCTTCATCAGCAATATGAATTCTGTTATTGTCATAGACACTGACAACGCCCCCAACTGGCATAACATATACAGGGCCTTTAAATCCTGCACGTCTGTACACACCAACTGCGCGATCTACTTCTTCTAAATGCTCTAACGTAGACACTACAAATTTAAGATAAACAAAACCAACTTCTTGATAGTCAAGAATTACTTCTGGTTTAATAGTGTCAGCCCAATCTTCTCCGCTGGCACTTAACTTTGGACTTACGCTAAAGGTTACTTCTCTACCAGTATATTCATTCCAATTCCAAGCAATGAATGTTTTTAACTCTTTGTAAAGATGTTGAGTACCATTAGTCTCAAAAGTTACATTCCACAGATCTTGCATACGAGGATTTTTCAACAACGGTGTGTATAGTTGTTGCCAGCCAAGTAATGGCTCCCCTCCAGTAATAACTAAATGAACGTCATTGCCATTGTCCTGTGTCCATCGTTTGTTAGGAGTGTAATCTAACATTTTGTCTATACATTCGTCTAGTGTATAGTACGGACTTAACTCTTTGAATGCAGGATGCCAGCTAGCATAACTGTCACACCCTGTGTTTACTAAAGGTAGCTCTTCAAAAGTTTTCCATTTATTAAAAGAAACCTGTTGTTCTGCTACAACATCTGCTTCTGTACTTAATTCTCCTTTAGGCATGCCAAACCCAGCACACTTAAAGTTACAACCAAATGTACGCAAGAAAATAGAAGGCACGCCTACAAAGCGTCCTTCTCCTTGAGCAGAATAAAACATTTCACTTATTTTAATTTTTTCCATGCTTGTTCCTAAATTCTTCTACGTCCTTTACTGCTAATTGTAACACATTAGCATAGTTAAGAGCAACCTGTTTATTCATCATAATACAAGTTTCAAAATTAGTATGTCCTTTGGTTAGCAATTGCCAAATATGACTCCAACGTGACTTACTCCAAAAATTGGTTCTAGTAGTTGTGTAAATGGTTACAGTAACGCCAGTATCTTCTGCCTCAACATCTATAGTGTGAGTACAATCGTTGTCGCCGCACTCACATACGGCTTTGTACATTTTGCTAGAACCCCATTCACTTACTAGCAATACACC